TTCCTCGTCTTCCTCGTCTTCCTCGTCTTCCTCGTCTTCCTCGTCTTCCTCGTCTTCCTCGTCTTCCTCGTCTTCGTCCTCGTAAATTTCTGGGTATATTGAACCCAACTGCTTGCCGGTTACATTGCGGCAGGCGTACATGAGTCCATACTTGACGTCCATCGCAGTTATGGACTCGCGGCCTGTAGAAGCGGCGTAGCTCGAAGCCAGTACGATTGCAGCCTCCATCACGGGGCGTAAAATGTCGTCGGCAGCCTGGAGATCACTCATACTAAAACTCCCGCCTCTTCGTTATTTGAGAATAAAACGCGTCCATCCTTTATGAAGTTGTAATTTACTGCATATATCCTGATGAATCTCGCCTGGGCGCTAGGATTCATTGTCAGTTCTAAATTTTGGTTGAAAATTCGTGACAGATTTATTTGACCACATGGGACGGGTCCATCTGGGTCTAGACTGAATGAGTACATGTAGAATTTTCTGTCTGGAGTTCTGGTGTGGAATTCCATAGCCTGTATGACCCTGAGGAAAAGGGGCGTTCCAATCTCCTTGGGTATTCTCTCTACTCCATTCAATTTAAAAATCAAATTGATGAGATGTTCTGTAGTGCCATTGGTCCATGTGTCTTTCGTGGCATTATAGAAACCATTTGTAGTAAAATCAAATCCGAATGCCCCTACATTCTGGACGACCAAGAAGATCTCCTTTACTGGATTCATGAGGCCCAGCTTGCACTTGACTGCATTCACGCCCTGTGGGGCTATAAACTCGACGCGCTGAACCTGCTGAAATACCTGAGTGTCCCTCTTGAGAGGCTCTACCAAATAGGCGTATTCTACTAACAATGATACGTCTATAGCACCTGTATATACGAATGTCGGGATGGAAAACTCGCTTGATTTTTTGAGGAAAATTTTGAATGTAATTAAGCCGCTATTAACATCAAGTCCTTTTTCCATGCACGAGAAGGGCAAGGGGATGTTATAAGTCAGGTTGAGACCGGTGGCCGTCAGTGGATAGACCTTTGCAGTCAAATTCTGTAGAGTAATCTGCTTTCCGGCTGGTACTTTGATATCATTCATCATCTCCATGTATTCACCGTATAGGCGTTCCACGAGTTGAGTTCCGTAGTAAATCTCGGCATATTCAATCATATAATTCATAGCCCCGTCACATACTGCGGGAATTGCGGGAGTGTTGAATCTAAGGTACATGGCAGTCACTAGGTCTCCTCTTTTACTAATTTCAATTGAAGATTCCTGACCGAATCGCACCTGTGAATCAAAACTGATAACCTCGAGACGTTTGGAAAAGGGTATGCATGCCGTATAACGCTCAAGAAAATGGGTAATCTCGGGGTTGCCGACGAGCATGACGTCGTCGGCTCCCAGGTAGGCAAGTGTAGCTCTCCCTGCCATTCTACTACTAATTCTCAATTAAAATTGAAGAGGAGACCCGCAAGGCCATTCTCTATCCTGAGCATATTGTAGCTGATGGCATATACCCTGATGTTACGGGGATTACTATAGGGACTGGTCGTAATCTCTAGCACCTTGTCCTTGATGCGACTCATGTTGATTGTGCCGGTTGGTCTTGGATTCATGGGGTCATCCGCGAAGGAGTAAATGTAGAACTTTCTTTTTGGTGCAAAATTAAAGTTATTGAAAGACTCGACGTACTGGAGATAACTGCTGTCGATGACCTGCCGACTCAGAAAGTCCTGACCGTTGAAAGATAGAGCTATGTTCTGAAGACCGTTATCACCAAAGTCATATACTGGGGAGTTTGAATTTTGAATCACAATATAAATCTCTCTGACTGGATTGAGAAAAGGGAGGTCAAACCGACCTGTGGTGAATCCAACAGGCACTGTGAATGTAGTGACCTGGGTCTGAGTTATCAGATACTCCAACCTGTTTTTACGCATCCACTTGACTTCACTTTCTGACAAGTATCCATACTCGACTATGATAGTAGAGCTAATAGTTGCATTAACGTTGGCTATATTTGAAACATAAGTGAGATCCTTGAATGGTCTGAATGTGATGACGACCTCGAGGTCCTGGCGATCCAGTGCAGCGACCGGTATGGACAATTCATTATTTCCATAGAAATAAAAGGGTAAATTCGTGTAGTAAGTTCGACCTGGGTCATATACGTTTGAATAGTCGAGTTTGCCTGTGAGGAGGGTGAGACCTGGTTGCTGCTCGTATGGCACGTACAGATCGTTATGAAGTTCTATGGCCTCTCCTGTGAGGCTCTGAATGAGCTGACCACCGATGCGCAGATCAGCCTGTTTTATCAGATAGGTTCCTACTGAATCCACATAGTTGAAAACGTCAATGACGTTACTGGCAAGGGGACCAACGGTGAGGAAGGTGTTTGAATAGACGGTCACTGTACTCCCTCCCGTCAGCGTAGTGTAGCCTATGCTCACTATATTCGGAGTGGCCACTGATGCAGATGCTATGTAGTAAGGAACGCCTATGGAATAGGGTGGCAAGAGACCAACTCCAATAGGATAAGTTAGATTTCCGATGCGAATTGATGCAAGTGCCTGATCCGTGCAGACGACAGCCTGCAGAAGGTACAAGCCACCTATGGTGACATTGAGATTGCCAGCAACCAAGCTGAAGCTGGTTGAAGAACCCACTGGGGCCAAGAAACCCGTGTTCAGTGGCAAATTACCTCCACTGGCCAAAAATGGAGTGCCGCCCGCATTGAACTGGACACCGTTCTCGGGGTAAGATGCAGTTGGACTTGGTGATGTATTCTGAACAATCGCCAAGTAAGAAACATTTGAACCTAAAATTAGATCAGATGTGATGACGCCACTCGAGAAGGTCTGCATGGTAATGTCCATGAAGTACAAATCAGCTGTGGATATTACGGAAACGGGTAATGTAAAGTCAAAAGAGGGAAACGCCGGTGTTCCGTAGAATGAGGTGTAATCGTAGAGAAGAACGCCCGACCCGCGAGTGCCCTTGCTCAGCTTGACGGACACGAGCACAGACGTCTGTAGAGCGAGAACGGTGGTTATGAGGAAAGTGCCCACCTTGTTGAATGAGAACGAGTTGCTCGTCTGGACGCTAACAATGTTTGAAGTGCTCGACTGAGGTGGGTACGAGTTGAAGCTGCCGAGACTGAGCTGAGTTCCGGTTGAAGATGAAACGGGAGACATAATGAAGAACTGATCGAGGGGGCCTATGCTCAGCTGCGAACCCGTTAGAATTAACGCATTTGGCAGTCCAGACGGCGTTACGACTCGAACGTCTATATAGGCGTAGATAAGCTGTCCGACCGGTACGACAATATTAAAGGGGATTGAAAAGGAAGGGGTGGGGTTGGATGAGGTTGAGAATGTGTGCTCGACCAAGAAATTGGCGGTACCTGGATGGGAGTCAGTCGTCGTCACGCCTATTCCTATGGAATAAACTGCACCATCCGATGACAAACCACCTCTGAGAACATAGGCCCCGCTCTGAATAAACTGAATAAGACCTCCCTGTGAAGGGTAAGAAAAGGACGAGCCGGCGACTGTAGCGATGAAAGACTGCTTTGCTATATTAAAAAAGGTGTATTGAGCAGAGGAATCACCCGCCCTAGTAAAAAGCTGAAACTGGGTGGTGGTGGGCGCCGTCGCGGGTGTTATATTTGATGTGACGGCGAAATACAGACCTGCTCTCTTTTCGGCGGTTGGGAGACCCGACCCTCTCGCCCACCCGCCTTGCTCTAGGGTAAATTGAGACAGATTACTCTGGAGAGTGAGAGATGACACGTAATTTATGTTGCCATCTGCGTAGATGTTTGAAAAGTTTTTGGGATCCAGGCCCCAAAAGGGGGCCATACTGGGCTCCACTGTGATGTTCGAGGTGGTTGTGAAACTCCACTTGTTAAGATTTGCATTGTAGTAAATCTTGGAAGCGAGTGTAGGTCCGGCGTATGGAGCCGGGGCGGCGACTTGCATCCACTGCTGCTGGGACTGGAGATTAGTGGAGTAGTAAGCGATACCCACAGTAGGGGCGCGGATAAAGATGCCATCTACCACAATTCGGGGATAGAATCCGGATTCTGATGCAGGGGCGGGCCAATTCCACTCTGAACCAGGATTCTTTAAAAAGGGCATGTCAGTTTTTAGTGTTAGACCCCTCACTATATCCCCTTTGAAAGGGATCTTACACGTCTGAATCGAGTCGAAGAGGATCTTGGTCCCATTAAAGGGAATGTCGTACGCTTGAAGCACAAATGGGGTGTTGCGTGAATACATGCCTGAAAAATAGGTCACGCTGGGCTTGCCCGTTATAAGGGAGTCCTGCTGCCCTATAGCCGCCAGCTGGATGGAACCAGCGGACATATCTACTATTTCACAACCAAATTCTTTTAACTTATATACAGCAGTTTTTCCAACTCGTAAATTCTTTTCAAAAGTTCAGCTTCTACAGCCTCTTTTTGATACAATCTTGATTTAAGTCTCTCAATTTCATTCTCAAATTCCTTTGACCTAACTTTGTCCTGTTTATTATCACATTGATTTTCCCATGATATATGCATCTTGGTTTTCTTGTGAGCAGAAAAACTAGCATTATTTTTATAAGTAAAATTGGAGCGACAAGGGCACGTCAGTTGGGTTACTAATTCCATATGAAAATTACGCGTCTATTTTTTATATGAAAATTGAAAGTGTAAAGTAGATGAGTTTTAATCTCAAAAAATTCAACCCAAGCCAGATGCGGGATGATCGGGTGTGTGTATTTATAGGGAAGCGTGGTACAGGAAAATCTACTCTGGTGACGGATATTCTGTGGCACAAGAAGCACGTCCCGGCTGGGATAGCCATGTCCGGTACGGAGGATGGCAACGGCCACTACAAGCAGTTTATCCCTGACCTGTTTGTGTATAGCGACTACAACAAGGAAGCCATTGAGAAGATCATGGATCGTCAGAAGAAGATAGCAGCCAGGGTGGGTAAGGAGAAGCTTCCACCAGTCTTCATCCTGATGGACGACTGCATGTACGACAGGGCCTTTATGCGCGACACGGTTATGCGCAGCCTGTTTATGAATGGCCGCCACTGGAACATCTTCTTCATGATGACGACCCAGTACGTCATGGACATGACGCCTATGATCCGCTCCAACACGGACTATGTGTTTGTCCTGCGTGATAACGTCAAGCAGAACCGAGAGAACCTCTACAAGTGCTTCTTCGGTATGTTCCCCAGCTTCGACTCCTTTTGTCAGGTGATGGACGCATGCACTGAGAACTACGAGTGCCTTGTGCTCGACACCACCTGCAAGACAAATCGCATCCAGGACATGGTTTTCTGGTACAAGGCGCCTATACGCAAGAACTTCAAGGTGGGTGGGCCTGCATTCTGGCAACACCACCAGCGCCACTATAACCCACGGCATGGATCAGTCGCCCCCACAGCAGCCGTTCCTAGATCACGTGGAGCGCCTACGATTGTGGTGAAGAAGTCGGGGTAAATAAGATAGTCTGCGCAGCAGACTGTTCGACTGGCGAATTGAACAGGACGCTACGCGTCCTCATTTCAATTCTAAAACCTCCGAAACAATTAGAATGCAGAGTTACGACCCAAACGCAGGTCTAGATTTTTCGCAACCAATTCCGGATGAAAATAAGAAGGGCCCCCCGACAGGGCTCTTGAGCGATCCAGCGGATTTAAACCCAGAAAATAAAATTGACGAATCTCAAATGGCTGAGTTTTCCACTGCAATTGAAGAGGTTATGGCTGGTCCAGGTCAGATGATGCAGGACGAGGTGATGGGTCCCCCAATGATGATGAAGAGCGGTAACAAGCCCACCCAGCGTTCAAGCGATGGCGGCGCCAAGAGCTCAAAGAACCCATTCGGTCTGACTGACGAGCAGTTTCAGGCCGCCCTGGCTGGCCTCGCCGCTGTCGCGGCCTATTCCAAGCCGGTCCAGGATAAGCTCTCCACTATGGTTCCCAAGTTCCTCGGTGAGAACGGTGAGATGTCAGTCACGGGGATGGTGGTGACCGCCCTCGTGGCTGCAATCCTGTTCTATTTTGTAAAGAAATTCCTTGATGAGAGAGCCTAAACTAGTCCTTGACCTCCTTTCCACAGTACTTCTTGGCCCCTACGGGTGAATACACTCCTATATTTTGACACACAATTCGAAGATCTTTGAAATTGTTCCAGAAATTGGTAGAGTGATCGTATTCAGATACGGTCATATGAGCCAGCTCGTGCAAAAACACATACATAGCCGAGTCTATATCTTCTCCGTCCAAGCAGATATATATCTCGTACCCCTTATTCACGTTACTGCCAACCACACCTGAACTCGGGTCCATACCCGTTATGATGGCGGATTTAGAGCAGATTCTCTCCCACCGTGCGTCTGCTGGGAGGCTCGTGCGTATGATGTCGTACCGCCTCTTGATCTCAGTGAGCATCTCGGGTTCTTTAACTGACCTGATTATTTCAACCAATGGGAAGAATAATAAACCGAGGAGCAATAGCCCACTCATCTAAGAGTATCTAGTATTTTTTACGGAACACGAATGTCGTGTATATGTCAGACACGTGACCGTTGGGTTCCTTGAGCATGGGTTCCCACTTGAGGGTGACAAAGCCTGCGTCACTCATCGCTTTGACGAATACTTTTTGATCCAAAATTGGTTCCTCTTTTGGACCATCTGCATAGAAGGGACCATCTATCAGTCTGACACTGAGGGTCTGAAGGTCCATCTTTTCAAGAGTGTTTCCTAATGGGTCTGTAAATTTAGAATCAAAATTCATTCTGGATCCATCAGGGGTGATACCGATGACCAACCCACCCTTACGGCAAGCCTTACTCAGAGCCTTGATTGAATTTTGAAGTAAAATTGGAGACGCGAAAATATAGTGAATAGAAAAGTTGTAGCAGATGACGTCGAAGGGTCCTTCTGCCACTGCATCCTCTATAGTGCCCGGGCCTATGATTGTGATAGGGGCCCCCACCGTCTTGAGGCGCTGACCAGCCTCGGCGAGAGCGTCGGCGTCTGGGTCGATCGCCACCACGGTGGCCTTGACGTCCTTCCACTTCCACCAGTCGCCGCCGCGCCCGCACCCACAATCAAGAACTAGGTCACCTGGTTTAACCCATTTCTTGATGAGGTTCTTCTTCATCAAGTTGTGAAGTTGTCGTATTTGATCCATACATGTTTCGAGTCTGAAATCCTTAGGCCGGTCACAGGACTTAAATTTTACTTAAAGGTTCTGCTACATTGTAATATAATGGGTTCTCTTGAGAGCGATTACATCACCGTACCTGGCCAGGCTTTTGCGTGCGTGAGCTTCGTGGGTCCAGATCAGCCCCAGAAGAATGAGCTTCTGGGTATGAAGATTCGTGGTTGTTTTTCCACCCGTGAGGAGGCGGCTACGCACGCCAAGCGTCTTCAGAAGGAGGATGCAACGTTCGATATCTACGTGGTTGATATGTACAAGTGGCTTCTGATCCCTCCAAATCGTGATGATATTGATAACGTGCATTACGCCAACGACAAGCTCGAGGAGATTATGGCCAAGTACAAGGAGAACCAGGCTCAGGCGGCGTCGATGTTCGAGAAGCGCAAGCGCGACTCGGTGGCCAAGCCAACCGGGGGCGAGTTCCCCTACATTAACCCATCGGACGAGAACTCCAAGTTCTACACCAAGCCGGACGTTCCTCCCATTCCCCACCCAGCTGATCTGCTGGACGGCCTGAAGACCGAGTTTCCAGACAAGCCTATTGAGGAGCTGGTGGTGATTGCCGACACCAGGGTGGCTGCCGAGATTGAGCGCCGTCGCATTGAGGCTGAGGGCGCGCTGGCTCCAGTGGCTGAGGAGCCAGAGACCGAGGCGTAGAAAAATAAATACAAATAGTAAATGCTAGGTGTTCTAGTCGGATTGGTGATTATAGGCCTGCTTCTTTGGCTGGCCTACGTTCGCATTCCGAAGTTGTGCCCACCTGCACCAATTTCCAAATCTGTTGCGGCCTATGATGCAGCGCTCGGCGCGCCTCGTGAGGT